TGGGCAAACAGAGGATTGAATCTATGGACAGTAAAACAAGCAACCGTTTCCGTTAGTTCTGGAACAGCATCTTACACTCTTGTAGACAGTACAGTTGTAGATTTGTTAGAAGTTGTACTACGAAACAGCAGTGGTACAGACTTTACTCTTACACAAATGAGCCGTAGTGAATATCTTAGAATACCTAATAAAGACAACACTGGACAACCTAGTCAATATTTCTTTGATAGACAAGTTACTCCAACGATTACGTTGTGGTCTACTCCAGACGCTTCTTATACTTTGGTCTTCTATTATGTAAGACGAATAGAAGATGCAGATGCTTTGGTTAATACAACTGATGCACCTTTTAGATTCTTACCTTGTATGGCAGCTGGACTTGCTTATTATATAGCTATAAAACGAGCACCAGATAGAATACAAATACTCAAAGCTATCTATGAAGAAGAGTTTCAAAGAGCCGCGGCAGAAGATGCGAGTAGCACACCACTAAAATTGACACCTAATATTTCATACTTGAGGTACTAATGGCTAGGTACGCAAGTGGTAAAAAGGCATACGGATATTCAGATCGGTCTGGCTTTCGCTATCGTTTGCGTGAAATGCGAAAAGAGTGGAATGGACTAAAAGTAGGTCCAGACGAGTATGAAGCTAAACACCCACAGTTAGAGCCTAATTATCCAGGCCCAGACCCAACTGCACTGTATGAGCCAAGACCAGACAAAAGAACAGAGGTTTCTGTAGAAAACTTGTTAGGACTGAATCCGTTTTTGTCCACAGCCAGTAGTGCTTCTATTACAGTTATAGAACCATCACATGGTAGATCAACAAGTGATACTGTTAGATTCAGAGATGCAATCGGTTTTGATGGGTTTACAGCAACTGTTTTGAATAATTCATCTGGTTATGCTATAACCAAAGTAGATGATAACACATATACTTTTTCTGCTAGTAGTGGTACTGCTACAACTGGAGGAATAAGAGGTGGTGGGGGATCCGTCACTGCTGGACCTGTAACATTGGGGACATAAATGAGTTTTACAAAAGCGACATTAACAACAGCAATACAAGATTACACTGATAATTCAGAAACAGTTTTTGTAAACAATATACCTAACTTTATAAAAGCCGCTGAAGAGAAAATATTTAAAAGTATAGATTTAGATATATTTAGAAAAAATGTTACAAGTGCATTAACATCATCTGATGCTTTTCTTACAGTGCCAAATGATTATTTAGCGTCTTTTTCTTTACAGATAACTACATCTGGTTCTGAAAGTTTTTTATTACAAAAAGATGTAAACTTCATTAGAGAATACACACCAGCTTCAACAACAACTGGATTACCAAAATACTATGCTAGATTTGATGAGGATAACTTTATTCTAGCACCTACACCAAACAGTAACTATGCAATACAATTAAATTACTATCATAGACCCGCAAGTTTAACAGCAGGTTCTGATAGTGGCACAACATGGATTAGCACCAATGCACCTTTTGCTTTGCTTTACGGATCTCTTGTAGAGGCTTACAGTTTTATGAAAGGTGAGCCAGATGTGATACAAAACTACAATGGTTTGTATGGACAATACTTAGAGAGGTTAAAAGATCTTGGAGAGGCAAGAGAAAACACGGATGGTTATAGAATTGGTCTACCATCAAGACCGAGAACATAGGAGTAGAAAATGGCAACAGCAAATGCAGCTACCAATTATCTAGAGAGAAGAATATTAGATTTCTTATTTAAAAACAACTCTCTTAGTTTTTCATCACCTGGAGACAGTATTTATGTAGGACTTGCAACGGCAGTAAGTGCAGCAGAAACTGGATCATTAACAGAAGCTACGTTTACAAACTATGCAAGACAACAAGTTACTGCGGCAAACTGGACTACTATAGGTGCGGATTCAACAGACACACAAACTGCCAAGAACGCAGCTAATATTGAGTTTCCAGCATCTGGTGGAACAAGCAATACGATTACACATGTATTTCTTGCAGACGCAGCTAGTAGTGGTAATATACTTTTTGTTGGAGCTTTAGATGCAAGTAAGACGATAGCTAGTGGTGATATATTTAGAATTAATGCAAATAACTTAACAATAGAATTGAAGTAATGGCACTTGTACTAAACGATAGAGTAAAAGAAACTACGACCACAACTGGGACTGGCACACTCACATTAGGCGGTGCGGTAACTGGTTTTGAAACTTTTGCAGCAGGCATAGGTAACTCTAATACAACATACTATGCTGTAATACTTCCTGGCTCTGCTGAGTTTGAAGTTGGTTTAGGAACATTAAATAGTGACTCAAGCACAATAGCAAGATCAACTATTATAAGTAGTTCAAATAGCGATAATGCAGTTGATTTTAGTGCTGGTACAAAAAATATATTTTGTACAATACCTGCATCCAAGTCAGTGTTTTTAGATGCAAGTGGTAATACATCCGTTGGTGCAGACCTATCTGTAGGTGACGATCTTACAGTAGAGGGTGGTGTGATTTCTTTTAGATCTAACAGTGGATCACCAGCATCTTTAAGAATGTATTGTGAGGTTTCAAATGCTCACTTTCAAACATTACAGCCACAGCCACATGCTGCAAGTGCAGCTAACACATTAAGACTTCCTAACAGTGGAGATAGTGGCACACAAGATCTAGTTGCCGTAGATATTACGCAAACATTGACAAACAAAACTTTAACAACACCCACGATCAATGGAGCTACTATTGGTTCTTCTAATTTAGCCACCGCTAGTAATGGTGATATTAATCTTGCACCTAATGGAACTGGTAAAGTAGTTATCAAAGGTAATACCAATCAAGGTAAAATAGTATTAAATTGTGAGGCTAATAGCCACGGACAGACAATTATAGCTGCACCACATTCTGAAAGTGCCAACAATGTTCTTACATTACCAAGCACTGGTGGTGATGCTAGGTTAGTTTCTACTTCATCAACAGCTACTCTTACAAATAAAACTATAGATGCTTCTCAACTGTCTGGAACTGTAGCAAATGCAAGATTAGATGCAGAGCTACAAGCATTAGCTGGTTTAACTTCGGCAGCAGACAAAGGTATACAATTTACTGGATCAGGCACTGCATCAACGTATGACTTAACAGCGGCAGGTAAAGCATTACTTGACGATGCAGATGCAGCGGCACAAAGAACAACACTTGGGTTAGGAACAGCCGCAGTTGCGGCTACTGGTATATCAAACACAAATGTACCAGTTTTTACATCTGGTGTTGCTGATAATGATTTTTTAAGAGTTGATGGTACAAGTATAGAAGGCAGAAGTGCTTCTGAAGTATTATCTGATATAGGTGCAACAACTGCTTCGGCAGCGGCAGATGAGGCTACAGCTTTAGCAATAGCGTTAGGATAATGATATGGCAAATACATTCAAAGTAATTACAAGAGATGTTGCTCCAGCCAGTGCTGGATCGCCAGAAACTCTTTATACGGTTCAGTCTGGAAGTACAATTATTGTATTAGGATTAACACTGGCTAATGTACATACAGCACAAGTTACTGGTACAGTTCAACTTGTAAGTACAACAACACAAACATCACAGACACAAAATACTACAGCACATATTGTAAAAGATATACCAGTTCCAGTTGGTTCATCAGTTGAGATTATGGCTGGTAACAAGATAGTTTTAAATGTGGGAGATATAGTAAAAATAGATTGTTCTGTTGCAGATAAGCTATCGGTGACCATGAGTTATATGGAGATCACATAATGCCGTATTTAGGTAATCAAGCAGGTAATAGGTTTGTAGCCAGTAAGGCAGCCACACAGTTTTCTGGTGATGGCTCTACAACTGCATTTACATTAGAACATGCAGTAGGATCTGATGAAGATATACTTGTATCTGTAGATGGCGTTATACAAGAACCATCTGTGGCATATGCCGTTAGTAATGGAACTACACTTACATTCACAGGCGCACCATCAAACAACTCTGGTAACAATATATTTGTTTACTACTTGTTTAGAACAGTAGCTACAGTTGACCATCCGTCTACAAGTGCTTTGAGTGCAACTAGTGGTACGTTTAGCACAACTATTGCTTCTACAGGTAACGCTACAGTTGGCGGAACACTTGATGTTACGGGTAATGTTGGTTTAGGTGGAGCAAACACATCATCTTATTTACAAGGTGTGGTTGGTGGTAAAACAGCTACGATAGGAGATGGGTCACAAGCTAGTTCAACACTCGTTTTGAAAGATGATGATGGTGTTTTTGATATTGCAACGACTGGTGGTACACTTCGTGTCTATGATGACAATAACGAAAGAATAAGAGTTCATTCTGCGGGTGCTGTAACAATTCCAAATCAACCCATTTTTTTAGCTACGGCTGAAACTACTATCTCATTATCAACTAGCTTTGCTGAACTCACTGATTTTTCTAATGCTCATGTAAATATAGGTTCTCATTATAATACCAGCAATGGAAGATTCACCGCTCCAGTTGCTGGAACTTATCAATTTGCAGTCACAAGCATAGGAACATCAACTAGTGATGTTTATAGATTTAGGGTTTATAAAAATGGAAGTAGTTTAAATAATTTTGGATTAAGAGTAGACACTCAACATGATGGTAGTGGATTTGGCACTAATGGTGAATTTTGTATCGTTACTACATTAGCCGCTTCTGATTATATATCTATCTTTGGTAGATCAGATGGTGGATCGGATGCGTATGCTAATTCTTCATATAGATATAGCTACTTCCGTGGGCATTTAATGGCTTAAAAGGAGAATATGATGGCAGAAATTAAAGTAACAGTGTCAGACACACAAATGAAATGTTTAGAATATGTAGCTTATTCAGTCCAAGATTGGTCTAATAATGCTTTACACAATAGAGCTAGAGTGGCTCAAGAAGAAATTATTGCAAAATTAGTTGCACATTGTAATGAAAATTCTATTGCATTAGCTGTTGGTACTGATGCACAAGTAACACAAGCATACACTTTGAAAGTTGTGGATACTGCAAAAAATATACAAGATAGTCTTAAAGATGAAGAGGTATAACGAATGGCATTAACAAAAGTAATAGGTGATGGGGTACAAGGAATTAGTAATTCTAGTGATGCTACTGCTCTTGAGATTACAAGTAGCGAAGATATTGTTATAAAACATAATACTAATAATGCAAAATTAGTATTCAATGACCAAAGTAATTCTTCTAATTTTTTTATACAACAAATAGGTTCGTCAGGAAGTCCAGCTTTAAGATTTTTTGAAAGCACTGGTGATGAACGTATGCGACTTCATAATGGAGGGATTTTATCTGTTAATCAGGGTATTGCTCTTGGTGTTGGCTCTAATAATACTGCATCTAATGTACTTGACGATTATGAAGAAGGAACTTGGAATCTTACAGATACGTCAGGTGCAGGCTTATCAATAACTGTTTATGTTGCTACTTACACTAAAATTGGAAATCAAGTTTTCTTTGAGTTCGGTATTGTTTTTCCAACAACTAGTAACGGAAATGATTTGAAACTTTCACTTCCTTTTACTGCAAAAAATAGTGGTGATAATACTGGTGGTGGAGGTATTACAGTAACAAACTCTGGAAGAACTGATACATTAGTTGTCATTAGAAATTCAAATAACATGGCTCTTCAAAGTGTTTTAAATGCAAGTGCGTCAAATGCTAATTATTCAGGCAAACAACTCAGAGCGGCTGGTCAATATACTGTTGCATAATAAATAAGATTAATAGGACGATAAAATGGCAATAACAAAACAAAGGAGTAAAAAATGGCTATAACAAAAGAAGCCGTTATCGAAAAGATCGAGGTCGTTGGCAGTTGGAACATACAAGTTGCAACGGACACGGTGATAAAAGAAGATGACAAAGAAATCAGTAGGTCAAGACATCGTCATGTTCTACAACCATGTACCTCATCAAAAGGTGAAGATGGTAAGTGGACACACACAGACACCGACATGAACAAAGAAGCTAGTGAAGTACAAGCAGTAGCTAATGCTGTGTGGACAGATACAGTCAAAGCTAATTATAAAACATTTGTGGAATCACAAGGGATATAAACAATGCCGTACATAGGAGTCAGTCCACAATTTGGAGTTAGAAGAAAGCACACTTATACTGCTACAGCTAGTCAAACTAGTTTTTCTGGCGCGGGTGCAGAAGGTGCAACATTAAGTTACACAGACTCCAACTTTGTTGACGTATATCAAAATGGTGTAAAGTTAGGTGATGCCGACTACACATCTACAAGTGGCACAGCAATCGTATTAGGAACTGGAGCCACAGTAAATGATATTATTGAGATAATAGTTTTTGATGCCTTTAGTGCCGCAGACACTGTGAGTAAAGCAGATGGTGGACAGTTTGATGGTGCAGTAAATTTTGAAGGTGGTGTTGTATTTAATGAAACAAGTACAGACGTAGACTTTAGAGTTGAATCAAATAATCAAGCTAATATGCTTTTTGTTGATGGTGGTAATGATATAGTTTCTATTGTTGGTGGAGGAAATAATACAGTTGGTGGATTTGCAAACACATTACAAATAGAAGGAACTACTGGATCAACATCTAGCCTAAGTATTACTAGAAATACTGCTGGTACAAGTTCACCTTTTTTACAATTAGGAAAAACAAGGGGAACTTCTGTCGGCTCAAATACCATTGTGCAAAACGGAGATACTTTAGGAACAATTACTTTTTGTGGTGCTGATGGTACAAATAGAGATACCAACGGAGCAGTAATACGAGCCCTCGTAGATGGTACTCCTGGTGAAAATGATATGCCTACAGCATTACAATTTAGCACGACTCCTGATGGTGCATCTTCTTCAGTGGAGAGACTCAGGATTACACCTGATGGTAAATTAGGTCTTGGGACAAGCTCACCAGCCTTCCAATTTCAAAACGAAGGAACAAGTTACTTTAAAGATAATGTGTTCATCGCTGGTGGCACAAGCAAAATGGTTTCATCTGATTCAGGTAGTAATCCATTAATATTTGGAATAAATGCAGTTGAGAAGGCAAGGATAACAAGTGCTGGGAATTTTGGTCTTGGGACATCTGCTCCTACAGCCTCAAGTTCTGGTCCTATATTAGCTATCGAAACTACATCATCTACAGAAGCAAACTTAGTCTTAAATACAGCTACCACTGGAAGAGCTGGTGTTATTGAGGGTCGTAGAACGGGTCGATCTACCACGGAAAGATTCGCTCAAATAAATTTTCAGAATACAAGTGATAACGGATCTTTATTATTTTATACCGCTCCATCTGGTAGTGACGTATCAGAACGTATGAAGATTGATGAAGCTGGTGACATTACTGTAACGGGCAAAGTGTTTGGTAGTGGCATGGTATTATTGCAAAAAACTTCATTTTCAACAAATACTAGCAGTGTAAATTTTGATGTGTTTGATGATTCCAAGTACGGTCACTATTTATTTTATTGGATATGTAATCACAGTCCAGATTGGAGTGTTACAGCATTTAGATTTAGAAATAGTGCTAGTGGTAATATTAGTGCTACTAATTACCACAACAACACATCTTGGAAAAGTAGCACAGGCACTGATACAGCACCAACGCATAATAGTAGCAGTTACGCAGGAAACAAAAGTTATGCTTGGTTGGCTGGAAATGGCACTGCTTACGCATCACATGGTCAAGGACAGATTTCTTTTTTTTCTGACGGCACGGATAGAGCGATGGTAACTGGATTTAGTCAATTAATTAATAGATCAGGCACAGACCATTACATAGAAACATGGTCAAGCTGTTTAAATCATACCACTGATCCTCACACAGACCTTACAGGTTTTTCACTTTTCGGTACTGGAGGAAATTCAAGTTTTGGTCGATTTGCAGTATTCGGGGTGGAAAGAGGATAAAGTTATGGCTGAAAAATATTATGAAATTACAAATGGTGAGAGAGTAGAAATTACAGGTGAAGATCTTGTTACTAGAAAAGCTGAGTGGAAAAAATTTAATGACTCAGTCCCAGCGATGGAACTTGAACAACTTAGATCTGAACGCAATGCTATATTAACAAGTTCTGACTGGGTTGTTGTTAAAGCACAAGAAAAAGGCACAGAGATCCCATCTTCATGGATTACATATAGACAAGAGTTAAGGGATATAACAAAAACTTTTAAATCTTTGAATGATAAAGATTTTAAGTTTCCAGATAAACCAGAGGATTAATAATGACAAAATCAAATATAATACATATTAACGATAAAAAATATGATGGATCTGATTTAACAACAGAACAGAAATATTGCATTGAGCAGATACAAGAATGTCAGACAGAAGCACATAAATTAAAAAAACAATTAGATAGAATAACTGTTTCTCAAAATGTTTACACAAATAATCTTATACAACTTTTGAAAGACAAAGAGGTGACGGATGACAAGAGCAAGTGATTTAGC